CTAAAACATTACTAAACAATTTTTGGACTGACCCTGGCGGGTTTTTGACGTTTCTGTCTCATACGCCAAAGATAGCGTTTTTAACCCTAATTCCCCCAAGTTTTTTATATGCTTAAATATAAAATCCCTCAGATTGTTACGTTGACCCTTGATCCGATTAATCCCCCCAAAAGCTTGATATATAGCAAAAAAGAGGAAAATCATTACTGAAATTCCTCTTTCTTTTGGGTGACTGAAGGGACTCGAACCCTCGACATTCAGAACCACAATCTAAGGAACTGTATTGGGTATTATGTTGATAATCATTTTGTTGTTTTATGTTTTGTTCTTGTTTGGGTAAACAATGGGTAAACAATTTATAAAATCATCACATTGTTGGTTTAGACCCGCTGCTGATTTTCGGAGTTGGGTCGTATTCCGCTTCTTGTCTTCGTTTCTCGTCCTCGTCTTTGAGATACTTGTTTCTTATCTCTTTAATGTCATTGGTCATTCCCCATACTTTGAAGAAGAGGATGATTTGCAGTAATCCGAATATTAGGAGTATGATAGTTAGAAAGTCAATCATGACCCTATTGTTTTAATTATTTCCAAACATAATTGTATCTCAGCTCTGATTCATCATCTTTATAACTATAGGATATGGATATTTTATTAATTGTACCATCATCGTTATATAGATAATCATAATATGTCCAGTTATCAAATAAATATGCTTTTTTAGACTTTCTTTGAATACGTCCCAATGAATCATATTTGTATTCAAATTTTTGTTCTATTGATTCTTTGTCTGTATCTCCACTAATATACGTTTCTTGCAGAAGATTACCTTTAGAATCATATTCATAAATATATCTTCCGAACAACGTTCCATCTTTTATACTATGCTTAACCACATAAACCTTATTGTTTTCGTATGTGTATTCGCTGATATATCCAAAGTCATTGCTAAGCCAAATATCTTTTTCTATTGTTTTTATAAGCCTTCTTTGATTGTCATATTCAAATGTCCAATCCTCATTTAAATCTCCATCCTCATCATATACCATCATGCGAGATACAGAATCAATAGAGTTGTACTCGTATTTATATTTCTTCTCGAATAATGTCAATTCATAATCATTACGTTCAATTAGCCGTCCTTGGTTGTCGTATGTGTATTTATACGTGTAGTCAATTCTTGAATCTACAGCATTAACATAGTGGTTTGTTGTTTTTTCTGCGATTGTTCCATCTTGGTTGTATTTGTATTGTTCGTAGAGTTCGCCGTATTCGCTAATTTCTCCAAATTTCTTTTCGTGCTCTTTGACTACTATTTCAGATAAATATTTTGTTCCATTATCTAAACCTTCATCATCTGATGAACATGCTGTAAACAGTATCATTGGCAATATAGCTACCATAAAAAATAAAATCTTCTTCATAATCTTAAATATTTAGTTTGTTCTTTAATTCGTTGAAAATGTCGGTGTTTTCAAGTTCTCCCCAATAGTATTTTTTGTATCTATCTCGGTCAAAGCTGTCTTTTTTCTCATAAATGATTAGACACCGTTTGTCACAAAGGATTATTACAGTCGATTCAAGGAGACAAGCATATGAGCGAGCTTGCAAAAATGCTTCTTCTATTTCCTGGTTATTTTTCATGTAGAGTTTTGCCTCAATTAAAACCTTTGCTTTTTCTTCGTCTGGCTTATTATCGTAATGCAGAGCATAGTCGGGAAATATCCGGTGTCCACGTCCTGCATGTATTGGTAATTGACGAATGAAGTCTTTGTTCTCATACCATCCCATAGAGTTAAGCAATGGTTCCAGTAGTTGTAGTTCCACATCTCTTTCTTTTTCTATACTTACATTCTTGGGTAGTGTAGGAGTATATAGCTTTGGTAGGGTATCTATATCAAATCCTTTTGCCTTTATCATTCGTAGGAGTTCTGAATAATCTTCGCTACTCATTGACCATCCGTTAACTCCTTGAAAGTTCTTTCTTATGAGCGGGTGGCTGGAGAAGTATTCATCTTCCCGAAACTCTTTTAATGTGATGTGAGGAATAGCTATTCTATTGCCAATATAGATACACCCATAATATCGGAATAGAGGGTCTATTACACCATCTGTAAGCGATATTTCTATGCAAGTGACTGCGCTGATTGGAGACGTTTCGTAATGAACAAGAATATCCCCTTTCTTCGTATCAGGACTTGATTGCCAGAATTTTGATTCTAAGGATTTATCTTCTTGGCATAATCTGCCACCAATGAGCCATACTTGTGACGGCTTGGGTATGTCTATTTTCTTGCTTGGAAGATTATTGGGGGCGAAGTCGTATAGGAAAGACCATAGCTCTGCTGGAGATAGCCCATTTTCTTTCCTGAATAGATAAAGCACCTCACAAAGTTCCCAATAATACATACACCTTCCTTTGTAATCAGTTCTTTTGGGGATATTGGGGAGGTCTATGTTAAAAAAGTCCGCTATTTTATTCAGTTCGAAGATACGGCAAAGAAATAGATATGGAAAGAAATATTCGGGGGCGAACTGTGATAAGACATAGGACATCGGCTGGATAATCTCAAGCATATTCTTGAAGTCGTTAGCAGGAAGCCATTGTTGCTCTTCTACCCTTATACCTAATGTGATAAGTGAAATGTATAAACCTTTTGCTTCTTCCAATGATGTAGGGTGGTCATAATCTGATACACTGTAGCAATATATATTCTCCAACCAGTCGTTGTATAAATCTTCCGGTATGAAATTAGCATGCAGACAATAATCTTTGAATAAGGCATACCCTCTTGCATCGGAAAAGTATTTTATCATCTCTATTCCGATTACGGTCTGTTTATACAAGTTCCATGTGTATTGATTGAATTTCATAGTATCACCATCCTTTATCAGTCAACACTTTTACTACTTTCCATACGGAAACAATCATGTTTTTAGGCAGTTCTTCGTCTGCGACTTTCTCGTTATGGGATATGCACCAAATATATTCCTTTGGATTTTCTTCATATCTTGCCACTTCCTTAGTTATGCGTCTTCCGTCTTTTAACACAATAACAAATATATTCCCATAGCCAAAATACTCTCTCCAATTAGCAACTTCACGTATTAGCATCAGGCTACCCGGTGGTATGGTCGGAATCATACTATCTCCTGATTGATATATAGCCCTATCTTCATCCTTTGCATTTACAAAAGGAACGTACCCTTCAATGTATTGTGGCTCTCCTTCGATTTCGTTATTCGAGTGCATTCCTCCTATGCTATCAATATGAATAACAGGAATGAGCTTATATGTTGCATCGGCGGACGTTTGCTCTGGTTGAGTGAGAATATCTTCTTTTGGAAAATTGTTGTTAATAAGCATGTCTCCGTCTCCAGTAAGAAGCCAAGAGGTATTAAGACTAGGATAAACAGATTTAATTTTTTCGAGCGATGATGTTCTAATGCTATCTCCGACTTTACTGACGAATCCTTTAGCTAATCCAGTTGCTTTCTCAAAAGACCCTTCACTTATATTGATAGAAGCAAGAAATAATTTCAATCTTTCTCGTGTATTCATAACTCTTAATTGTTTTACTGAAATAAAATCAGTATATTTGCATCGAAATCAAGTTGCGGATGATTTTGATTAAATTGTTTAACTGTTCCCGTAAGGGACTATATAGGCGACTTCCTCAAACCGCAACTTTGGGGTTGGTCGCTTTTGTTTTATTGATATGAATAATGAACTTGCAAAATTGATTCCTAATGACATCAGTAAAATAACAGTTATTACATTACTTGAGCTATTAATGAAATTTGGTACTCCTAAAGAGGATATTAGGATTGCGCTTTCAATAATTCAAGGAGTACATTCTGCATCCCAGCATAACGTTGATGCTTTTCTTCTTCGCTATAGCTCAGAAATTCATGTAGAAAATCTTCTATCTCCTCAACCTTAAGAGTGCCCTTCATGTCGTTTATGAGATGGCTTATTAGGTTTTTATTTTCATTATTTATCAAAGCCATAATAGTCTGCAAAATATATTCTCTTGCCAACATCTTGGCAAAGCCTCCATCGTCTTTATTTTCATGAAATGCTTTAAACATAAACTGTAAAGAGCTTATTAAATCTCCATGTTGTCGGGCAATGAGAATTGGAACAACTCTCATCATTTCCTTTTTTACATCAAATTGTGTTTCTAAACTCGACTTCTTTATTTTTCCTTCAAATTCAGCTCTAAACTTATCAATTTTTTGACTTGTACCTTTTATATCGATGAATGTGTATATATTCCATCCTATCAATACAGTAACCAATAATGACAATATTCCTACTATCACTCCTTGGTAATCAAATCCTAACTCGGGAGTCCTATATGCGGCTATGCAGGTCGCTATAATAGCAATTGTCATTGCCACAATACTCAATCCTAAAGCCCAATTTTCTTTCTTCATATTATAATAAAGTATAAACTACCCTAATAGTTAAATAATATTTATTACTGAAATATAATCAGTAAAATTATTTTGTACTGAAAATAAATCAGTATCTTTGCATCACGATAACGATACAAAGATACGCAACTTACAAATAAGGTGCAATAGTATAAACATATTAAATCACACGATTATGAGCACGAAGAATTTTTTACACGAAGTTATGAGTCTTGCATGGCAGTTTGTTCGCAAGAACGGTTTTACGATGTCAGAAGCATTAAAGTGCGCTTGGGCTAACATGAAATTGAAATTGCAGATGAAAAGCAAGATTGTGAAATTCTACTTTCAAAAGGTGGATGGTTCTGTAAGAGAAGCCTACGGTACACTAAATGAAAAGCTGATGCCTACCATCACTGGTACTGACAACAGAAAGAAGAACGATACAGTCCAGACCTATTTCGACACAGAACGCCAAGAGTTCAGATGCTACAAGAAAGCTAACCTTTTAAAAATTGCCTGATATGAGAAACTATAGAGTATGTGATAGTATAGAAGCTTATGCCTTTGAAAAGGCTTTAGATAAGGCTTGTGAAGAACTTGAAGAGGTGGATAAAATGTCTGATGCAGAGGCATGCGTTTTCTGCAACACCGATACGAAAGAAGAAGCCTTAGAGGTTATTCAAGAAGAGATTGATTATATAGAGTTTCAACTTGATAGAATGGCAGTATGATAGAGGCATTGATAGTATTAGGCTGCTTGTATGCAAGCTACTGGTTTTTCAGAAAGCCGGGCGAGAAGTTCTTTTATGATGATTAATCACACGATTATATTACGCACGACAGCCCTATTGACGGATTGAACGGCAACCGATAGCAAGAATCGGGTAGGGCACTATTGATTAGTTCTTTGACAAGTATGTGAAAACCTTTGCGGTGTAATTCATAAGCCGTACAAGATTAACCAAGATAACGAAATATAGAAGCTGCCATAGCAGGGATGCGGTGACTGGTAGTAGGCTATATTGATTTGAAATGAACTTTACTTTCAGCACCGAAAATCATCTTTACGGTGTCAAGTATGTGGGGTAGGTGTCCGTATCGCTGAAAGGTCTAATATAGCCCGTACTGAACTGAAATAAGGTTCTACTATTCGATTAGGGTACGGGTACTAACTCTAATTCAGCAAATTATGAAAAAAGAATTAATGGATAAAATTTTGTCTGAAATAAGTAAGGGGATAAAAGAGGCCCGTAAGTCAATAAAAAAATATGGAGCTGCCATACCAAAGCAGGATATAATGGTAATTATAAGAAATGAAAAGGGGGCTTTACAGGCAATAAAAACGGTTGAAGTTTAAAATATATAGTGATGATTAAAAGAATACTTCAGTATTTCAGAAAAAGGAAAGAGCAGAAGTTACGCAAAGAACTTCTGCTGAAAGTAGGCACACATTCAACTACTCAAGCCGTTCAAGCTTGGGTAGAGTTCATCCTTGACGGTAAGACCTCTAAAGAGCTTCTTCTATCAGCTGGCGAAGATGAGAGAGTGAAAACTTGGATTGGATTATTAGGCATCCAGTCTCGACAGTCCAATGCTCCCTCTGATAAGGGGTAGCGACAAATATTTCACATCCTTGTTCATCACCAAATGATTTAGACTTGACAGCAGCGATGTGATTGACATTAATCAGTACAGATTCCCCGTCTTGGGGAATTTCAATAAACTGTTTCATACTTCTTAATTTTTAGATTTGACACCTCAAAGTTAAGAAAATCCCCTGATTATAACGTGATGTTGCCAATCGAATTGGTTCAGGGGAACAAAGCCACAGAAAAGGTCAGTGCTATACCGTACTAAAAGCCGTGAGGGATGCTGAGTACAAGCTACCCCTTTACCCTTGTACGGGTGGTTAAAATTGTTTTGTCGTGTTTTATTTTGTGTTTGTACTGGGTGTACCGTCTGTGAAGATAGCGCACCTTTTTCCGGTGATATGGCGGAATAGGAAACGCGTTGCTCGGCAATAAACTTAGCAATTTATGCAGGTTCAAATCCTGCTATCACCACTATTTTTTTCAAAATTAAAGCGTATGATAAAGGAAATTAAAGTAGATGAGAACTATCAGACAACTAAGTTATTTGATAGTATAAAGGTTGGGGATATATATCGAATCCCCTTTGAAGACTCTCGGCACACTGGGATAAAAATGGAAGCTGCCCGAAGAAACAAAGAAGCACGGCTCACGAAGAAGTTGAAAGGAAAACTTGACATTATGTATAGGGTATCAAAAACAGACTGCCCAGGTTTTTCTTCGCTTATACGACTGAAATAATCATTAGCTCACACGATTATGGAACGGGTATTTACAGAACTCACCCCTGAATGCGAGGTTACAGCACGGATGTATGCGCAAGGGTATGAGAAAAAGGAAATTGCCAATATCAAATGTCGGGCGGTTAGCACAATTAACAACCAGTTGCAAAAGGCTTTTGATATATTGCATGTACGGAATGGGAGAGAGCTTGCTACCATGCTTTACGAACGGATAGCCGGTGTGAAACTTACAATGGATTTTTCACCAACAGTTCGTATGTCTGTAGCTTATAGTTTGCTATGTATATTTTCTCTATCGCTTTATCACGAACAGAGCGAAATGAGAAGAGGAAGAGAATTAAGAGTAGAACGGATTGAAATAATAAGGAGGGCGGAATGAATATAGAAGAAATCCAATCCATTATGATAGACAGTTATCAGGTTGGTTATATGGAGGCGGTCAAGGCATATGAGCCGGCACAAGACCTTATCCGATTGAGGGATGTAAAGAAATGGCTAAGGATGATGCGAATAGACTGGAAGCGGTTCAATGTACTTGTGAATAAAGAACTGATAAAGCCTATCAGAAAAGGAGAAAGCCGAAATTCCCCCCTTTATTATTCAAAAACAGAAATCAAACAAGCCTTGTCGCTGGCGAATGTCAGCGGAATAATGGCGAGAGATACAATTGGATTAACCTTTTAAATATTTACGATTATGAGTCTTATAAAAAAATCAAATGAATTAGTAATCCCTACCACTGTAAAGATGATGATTTACGGACAGGCTGGTATGGGAAAATCAACAGTGGCATTGAGCGCACCGAAACCGTTATTATTGGATTTCGATAATGGTGTTAAGCGTATGAATATGGCGCATTTGGAAAACATAGATACTGTACAGGTCACTTCATGGAGTGATGTTCAACAGGTCTTGCAGGAGGATTTGTCTGCTTATCAGACCATTGTAGTTGATACAATCGGTAAGATGATGGATTTCATCATTACTTATAAATGTGGTAGCCGCCAACCGTCTATCAAGGACTGGAGCGGTATCAATGCCGAATTTTCATGGATGACACGAACACTTTCGGGGCTTAACAAGCACATCATTTTCGTTGCCCATCGCGACACAAGAAAAGAAGGTGATGATACGGTGTTTATCCCTGCCTTGCGTGAAAAATCCTACAACTCTATCGTTACCGAACTGGATTTGCTCGGTTATCTTGAAATGAAAAGCGAAAGAGGCGTCCAAAGACGTACCATCACTTTTGACCCAACTTCAAGAAATGACGGTAAGAATACTTGCAATCTTCCTTCAGTAATGGAGGTTCCTACCATCCTTGACAAGAATGGTAATCCAACCGCAAAGAACGACTTTATCACTGCCAAGATAATCAATTCGTATTTGGGTATGCTTGCAGCCAAGAAAGAGGCACAGGAAAAGTATGATAAGGTGATAGAGGAAATCAAAGAAAGTATCGAATTTATAACTGATGCCAAGTCCGCTAATGAGTTCGCCTCTCATATTAATGAGTTTGAACACGTTGGTAGTTCTTTGGTGATGGCGAGAAGTTTGTTTGCTGCAAAGGTAAAGGCTTTGGGACTGATATTCAATAAGGAAACTAAAATCTACTCAGATGCAGCCTAATTATCGTATATATGCAACATTATTGGATTCTTACTTCAATTACCTTAATAGCGATGTCATATATGAGCGTTATTATGGGTGGAGTGAGAATCCACCATGTACGGAAGACGAGTTTCGGCAGAAGCAGTTTCAAGAACTGATAGACCGTATTAACCGCAAACCGTTTGATAGTGAAGCGGCAGACAAGGGAACAGCCTTTAATGAGGTTATTGACTGTATGATTGAAAATCGGAAATCCGAAACTGTGCAGGTTGAAAAGGTATATAAGGTAATACGCGAAGGAGCTTGTGATGAAACAGGTAAACCTTTGTATTACGATGAGGTTCAGACCAACGAGGTTATAGGTTTGAAAGCTACCTATAATAATCGTGTTTTTACTTTCCCAATCTCACTTTGCCGAGAGTTTTCCGGTTACTTCAAAGGAGCATTAACCCAACAAAGAGTAGAAGCGATTCTTCCAACCGCATACGGCAATGTTTTGGTTTATGGGGTAATTGACGAGCTGATGCCGGCCAGCGTCCACGACATCAAAGCAACCGGAAGCTATACCGTAGGGAAGTTCAAAGACCACCACCAACATTTGGTTTATCCATACGCTTTGATGAAGAATGGTTCGGATGTGCGGACATTTGAGTACAACATTGTAGAGTTCAACAAAGGCGGTTATGTGATAGATACCTATACAGAAACATACGTTTTCAATCCTGAACGTGATATACCAATCCTCACTAACCATTGTGAAGAGTTTGTCCGGTTCTTGGAAGAAAACAGAAAATTGATAACTGACACTAAAATCTTTGGAAATGAATGATGGAGTTTATTTTGGCGAAAATGGTAACGAGGTAATCGTAATCAATGGATTTGAATACTCACGAGAAGAATTTGATTCCCTTGTGGATATGTGTGGAGATTGCAATATGTAATAAAAAGAACCAGTAATATTAGGTTATGGCAAATCAAATAACCGGACGGATAACCGAAATCGGACAAACTGTTCAAATACCATCCAAAAACGGTGGTTCCTCGTTTACAAAACGGGAGTTCATTTTAGATGCTACCACTTACGACCCTTATACGGGAGAGCGTAGCGAGTATGAGAATGTTATTCCCTTAGAGTTTTCAGGCGATAAGTGTGCAGAACTTGACCGCTTTAATCAGGGTGATGTTGTTACTGTATCATTTGTCTTACAAGGACGTTCTTGGACGAATCAAGACGGAGAACTCAAACGTATGGCATCTATTCGGTGCTACAAAATAGATGCGCGTGGTGGTGTATCGCAATCCCAACAAACAACATCGGTACAACAGCCAGCGCCACAGTCGACCTATCAGCAACAGCCGCAGAATTTCCCGCCTCCGGTTGATGCTAATGGCAATGTAAAGGACGATTTACCTTTTTAGCGTATGCTGTTCGACTTGAAGAATGAATATCAAATACCCAAGTTCAAGGAGTATGTAAACAAGCTGTTTAGTGAACGTGCGGTGGTGGAAGTGAAAAAGAAACTACCTAACCGCACGCTTGCCCAAAACAGCTACTTGCATCTTCTTTTAGGGTATTTCGGTAGTGAGTACGGTTGCAGTCTCGACGAAGCAAAAATTGATTTTTATAAGAGGACTTGCAACCGTGATTTGTTTGAACGTAAGATGGTCAACAAGAAAGGCAATGAAGTAACCTATTTGCGCAGTTCTGCCGAGCTGACAACAGGTGAAATGACTTTGAGTATTGACCGTTTCCGAAATTGGAGTGCATCTGTCGCTGGTATCTACTTACCAGCAGCTAACGAACAACAAATGCTTATTTACGCACAACAAGAAATTGAACGTAATAAAGAATTTATTTAAAATATTGAGATTATGAAGAATATTAGCGAAATGACAGAGCAAGAAATAATCGCTTTGTCGGACGAAGATGTCCAAAAAATGATAAAACTCCGCATGATGGAGGAAGGCATTAAACTTTTAGATAAACCGAAAGTTCCAGAATTGTTCGAGATTGAACCTGCCGACACACAGTATTTCTCTATCCCACTTTTGGATGGTTTTGCTTTTACTGACATTGAGGAAGCTACTAAGGTTGCGGAAATCCTGAAAAGTGCAAAGTCTTTACGAAAAGTTGATTACGATTGGAATAGACTTGGAAGTGAATACAAGTACCTTAAAAAGAGTGAACGATACAAGTTCAACGGGAACTCAGATTTTGATATTCTTTCAGGCTGGGCTTACTCCAATGAACTATATGCTAAGATTTCAAATTTTGCCGCACAGAACAAGGTAATGAAAGAACAAGCGGAGAAAGATAAAAAGGAATACGAAAAGCAACTTTCCGAATCGGCTGAATTAGTACAGGAGATAACAGAACGTGTTCGTGAGGTTCGCAACAAATACGACCGTCTTGAAACGCTTTCTTGCAAGTTTGCCACTGATTACTATCCGTTGTCCGACAATAACGAAGATATGGCAATGAAGTTCATGGTAAAGGCATACTCTTTAAATGACGAAGAACAATCGTTTGTACGCTCTAATTACAAGAAGCACTTGTTAAACAATGTACAATAAAGAATTTCTATGATAGAAACAAGAAAAACAGAAATCAGGTATGTGACATCTGACCCGAAAAAGATGCTCAACATGTACCTTGCAAAACGTGTCCTCAAAACATGGGAGGAGTCTTTCATTGATGAAGATACAGGTGAAACAGTAATCATCGAACGGAATGAAATTCTTTTTGACCGTGGCACGCTGATAGACCAAGACACTTTGGCGAAAATTCGTTTCAGTATGGAAGCTGACGGCATCAAGGAAGTGGAAGTCAGCAACCAGAACCGCTTGGCATTCGAGAACGAGAACAAATTCTTATATCCCTATCTTGCACAGGCACAAATAGGGGACAAGAAACATAAGTTCCTGCTGTATGCCACCGGATTGGAGAATTCTTGTAGTATCTTGAAAGATTACATCGAACTAAACTATATGTTCGGATTCACCTTGACAATGGTCAAGGAATTCGATTCTTGCGTGATTCTTACTGACAATTTGAAAGAACGCAAGATAGATGATGCCACCCTCGAAGAATTAAAAGATACATTCCTTTTAAACGATTCTGTAACGGAAGAAGATGAAGAAGAGGGAGATTCCAAGCCCAATGAAAAGAAATTCTATCAGATTGAGACGAAAATCACATTCACGGAAGGGGAGAATGAAGACGAAAGAGTCCAAACCTTTGTCGTGAACACCTTCAACGTTGACAGAGCGATGATGCTTATTACCCACTATCTCAAAAACAAAGAGGAAGAATGTGAGAAACAAGCCAAAGAAAAGGGACATGAGTTCAAAAAGAGAGAAATTCACACGGCTATTGAATCAGCCAAACCTATTCCGGTCGGGCGGTTTATTCCGAAAGAGTTTTCAATGGCTTATATGGAATAACTTTGTTAACCTGCCTGTCCGGTCTGTGAAGATGGGGCGGGCGAAAATGGGGGTGCGCAGTGGAGTGCTTTTGACTTTCGAGAGGTGCACATGGTAGAAAGTACGGTACGTGAGATATAAGGAGTAATTAACCTTAGAAGTAGCGCAAAAGGATAAGTCCTTAATTGGGTGTTCGAATCGCCCCATCTCCACATAAATGTGAGCCACACATAAATGGCAAGGGTTAGTAAATAATGGTTGTGCCCCGGAGAATACGCTTCGGGGCTTTAATAAAAAACAGCATGGAAACAAAAGAAATTACCAAGACTATTTACATTGCAAATGACGGGAAAGAGTTCTTAACGAAAGAAGATTGCGAACAGCATGAAAGGTTTGTTGAAGAAATACTTTCACGTATTAAGTATTTCTGTATCAGATATAATCCTGACTTAACAGAAACAGGAAATTTCTCTCATAAAATATATGTGGCTGTGTTTTCTAAACATTACCTATATAAAGATATTGCATTTCAATGGGCTTTAAAGAAGTTTGGTACTTACTTAGGGGAAAGCGTAATGGGATATGGCTTCCAACCCCATTTTAATGTAAGTGAAGTTTCTAAAGAAGAATATGAAGAATGCCCTGCTACTGTTTGGGGAGGCACTCCATTGAAGAGTGAGAAAATATTCCTTAGTCCTAAATCAGTAGAGGGATTTCCTGAAAACATTGACTACATGAAAGAATGGGGATTTAAATAATGCCATACTACATAAAACGAACAAAGGCCAAGAAGAAAGACAAGCCTTTACCTCTGTTTGATAAAGCAGGGATAACAATAAAGAAGAAGCCGGATTTGAAAGCTAAGCTCGACAAGGAGTTTTCCCTTTTTATCCGGCTTCGTGATGCAATGCCAAACGGATATTTTAGATGTATCTCGTGCGGGCAGATAAAACCGTTTACACAAGCAGACTGCGGGCACTATTTCAGTCGTACACATTTGGCAACACGGTTTGATGAGAACAATTGCCATGCCGAATGCCGTGCGTGCAACCGTTTCCGTGCCGACCACCTTGAAGGCTACCGTGAGAATTTGATAGCCAAAATCGGACAACAGTATTTTGACTTGCTAAAAGTGAAAGCTGCATCAAATACTAAGATATCAGATTTTGAGTATGAGCAACTAATCAAGTATTACAAAGCACTTAATAAGAAGTTACGAAAGGAGAAAGGTTTATGAGTTATGTATTACGAGATTACCAACAGAAAGCCTCTGATACTGCCGTTTCTTTCTTCAATAACAAGGCGAAGAAAACAAATGCCATTATGGTGTTACCTACGGGCAGCGGAAAGTCGCTTATCATAGCGGATATAGCCGCAAGGCTTGACGGTCATACCTTGGTGTTCCAGCCCTCGAAGGAAATACTCGAACAGAATTTCAAGAAACTCTGTTCATACGGTATTCTTGATTGCAGCATCTATTCTGCATCCTTTAACTCAAAAGAAATAAGCCGGATAACATTCGCCACCATCGGCAGTGTGAAGAATCATCCCGAACTGTTCACCCACTTCAAGAACATCATCGTGGACGAATGCCACCTTGTTAACCCTAAAGAGGGTATGTACAAAGATTTTTTTGATGCGGTGAAGTGTAAGGTTCTTGGACTGACAGCTACACCGTATCGTTTAAGTTCCAGCCGTGACTTTGGTTCTATGCTGAAATTTATCACCCGGACAAAGCCTCATGTCTTTTCAGAGGTCATTTATCATGTACAGGTATCAACCCTATTAGATATGGGCTATTTGGCGAAGTTGAATTACTATCCAATGAATCCTTTGGGATGGAACGAACTTAACTTGAAAGTAAATACTACTGGTGCCGATTATACAGATAGGTCAGTTCAAAGAGAATATGAACGGATAGACTTTTACGGCTATCTCGTTCATATTGTCCAAAGACTGATGAATCCCAAAGCCGGAGGAAAACGGAAAGGTATTTTAGTCTTTACCCGTTTTCTGAAAGAAGCGGAGCGGCTTACCTGGTCTATACCCGGAGCCGCAATCGTTTCGGGTGACACCCCAAAAGGTGAGCGCGAAAGGATACTTGAAGCATTCAAGGCTGGTGAAATTTCGGTAGTGGCGAATGTCGGGGTATTAACCACCGGCTTTGACTATCCGGAACTTGATACAGTCGTTATGGCACGTCCTACAATGTCGCTTGCTATGTGGTATCAGATAGTCGGTCGTGCCATCCGCCCGCATCCTTCCAAAGAATGTGGCTGGATTGTGGATTTATGCGGTAATATCAAACGTTTCGGAGAGGTGTCGGACTTACGGTTGTTTGATAGTGGAAATGGGAAATGGGCAGTTTACTCGAAAGGAAGGCAATTAACAAACGTGAGATTCTAAAACTATGGACGAAGGATTTTTGAGGCTAAGCCGCAGGTTTTTCTCGAATGAAATGTGGAATGAAGCCCGTACTTTTAGCAGTTGTGAAGCGTGGTTAGACTTAATCCAGTCTGCACGATTTGAGGCAACGCCCCGAAAGGAGAGTATCGGAGGTCGAGAAATCTCTTATTCAAGAGGTCAATATCCTGCATCCATAAGATTTTTATCTCAACGCTGGAAATGGTCTGAAAAGAAAGTGCGTTCCTTTCTTGTACATCTTAAGAAAAAAGGTATGATAACTGTTGAGTGCAATCAGGGAATGAACCTTATAACCCTATGTAAATATGAAGAATATAATCCAATGGGCACAAGTAAGGGCACATGCAAGGGCACAGATATTGAAAAGAAAATCAAAGAATTACAGTCCGAATGGGCACAGCTAAGGGCACAACTTGGGGCACAGTCTGTGAACAACAATCTGCCGCAATCCGAACTTTTGCAAAAATCAGGGCACACGGAGGGCACAAATACAAAGAAAGAAGAAGAAAGAGAGTATATAGATATATCTTCCCAGCAAAAGAAAGAAAATACTCCTGACGGAGTATCAAAGAAAGACAAGCTTTCTTCGCCCTCTCTTTCTGAAAAGATTGATTACAGCGGATTGATGGAATACTATAATTCCACATTCAAAGATAGACTCCAGCAGATAAAATCAATGACCGATGTGAGAAAAAAGGCTGTAAAAGCCCGGATAGCCCAATATGGAAAAGAGTCAGTGAGGACTGTTTTCAATCTCATTCTTCAATCCCCATTTCTGCTGGGAGCTAATGACCGCAATTGGAAATGTGACTTTGATTGGATTTTCAAACAAGCAAACTTTACTAAAATATTGGAAGGAAATTATAATGGGAAACGAACTGATACTGTCACCACAAGAAGAGAATCGGTTAGTCGTCTTAAAGACCTCGCCGGAGAAATATTGCGAAACTCTACGCCCGAAAAAAGTTGAGGATGTATTTCTAAGCAATGAGCCGGCCATAGGGACTATAATCAGAAAACTCGGAGAGCCGCAGGCGAGAGCCATATTGGTAATTTTAATTGCTGACGCTTTGGCGTTCTTCAATGTGGTTAATACCATGTCTGACACACAGGTTGCAATGACCGTAGACTTAATCATTGAGGAATACCCTTACATGAAAACTGACGATTTCAAATTGTGTTTCAAAAATGCAATGAAAATGAAATATGGAGAAAGTTACAACCGCATAGACGGGCAAGTTATTATGGGCTGGTTACGTGAATACAACAAAGAACGTTGTGCTATTGCTGATAGCCAGTCATGGAATGAGCATAAATCACACATGGCTGATGAGCAAAGAACAACCAATGGGATGTTCTACGAAGAATATCGGGAGGAACTTAAAAAACGTGCACTGTCCGGTGACAAATCTGCCATCAACGCCTTGAGGATGTCGGATGAATTGATTGCTGAATTGAATAGAAAAAGATACGAGGGTCTGGAAAAGAAGCCAAGCGAGTTTTAATAGGGGTAAAACGTATGAAACTAACAATCTGTTGGATGGCAAAAGGTCGACAAAAGCGTTTCTATAACTATAACGATATATGCAGGAAATTCGGAATTTCACGGTATATGAGCATCAACCACGAAACGCCATGCGAAATTAAAAAAGAAGATTTGTTGCTTCTTCGTGAATGCGAAAAACGAGGGTTTATCCAAATAAGAAATAAATAATTTATACACGATTATGAAACCAAGAAAACAATTAATTGACGCCGCCACAGCCGATGGTAGCATTGACAGAATGAACAGCCTTCTTTCAGCCGCACACATACTTAACTGCGAAGCCAACATGCTGATGGAGGAAGCGGCAGACTTGATGAGCGCCAAAGGACTGCTTCTCGGAAACCTTAAGAAGCTGCATAACAATTTCGTTAAAAGCGCAGATTTGTACTTTCTGGAATTCTCCTCACTCGTAGAGACAGAGAAATCGAAGATAGATATGTTCAGGGACATGGACGACTTCGACGCCAAGTTCCGCAAGTGGGCAAAATTACCGTCTGATTGGAAACCTAAAGAAGTGAAACAATGAAATTATTGAAAGAAATAGCATAATGAAAGAATATATAGAATTTTTAAAAGACAAGATGGCCATCAGTCGTCAGACCGGATTTGAAGTCAATCCGGATGAATTAACCCCGTCGCTATATCCCCATGTGAAAGATACTGTTCGTTGGGCGGTGTCCGGCGGTTGCCGTGCGATATTCTCCAGTTTCGGTATGCAGAAAACCGTTACTCAGTTGGAGATACTTCGGGTAGTTCTGAAACACAAAGGTGGCAAAGGGCTGATAGTATGTCCCAAGCGTGTAGTAGTTGAGTTCCTTACACAAGCGGAACAACATCTGCACATGAAAGTGACCTATGTACGAACTATGGCTGATGTGATGATATGCCCGACCGACATCATGGTCACAAACTACGAACGTGTGCGTGACGGTGAAGACGGGGTAAGAATAGAACCTTCCTACTTTGCCGTAACATCATTGGATGAAGCGAGTGTACTGCGTGGTTTTGGTACTAAGACCTATCAGGAGTTTCTTCCCTTGTTTGCAGAAGTACCGTACAGGTTTGTCGCTACTGCCACACCATCACCTAATAGATACAAGGAATTGATACATTATGCCGGTTATCTCGGTGTGATGGATACAGGGCAGGCGCTTACCCGTTTTTTTCAGCGTGACAGTACGAAGGCAAATAATCTTACTCTTTACCCGCATAAGGAAAAGGAGTTCTGGCTTTGGGTAAGTACATGGGCGTTGTTCCTCACTAAACCGTCCGACCTCGGTTATCCCGATATAGGATATGAACTGCCTGAACTGCGTGTACATGAGGAAGTGGTTAGTGTGGATAACTCCACTGCCGGAGCCGACCGTGACGGACAAGTGAAGATGTTTCGTGAGGCTGCTCTCGGTCTTGCCGACGCTGCGAAAGAACGCCGGGACAACATGCAGGAAAAGGTTGCCCGTGTGGTAGAGATTATCAACCGCCCGGAAAACAAGGACGACCATTTCCTTTTATGGCATGACTTGGAAAATGAACGGAAGGCATTATGTGACGCCATACCCGGATGTAAGGCTGTATATGGTTCGCAGGATGATGATGAAGCGGACAAGGTGATAGCGGATTTCAAAGACGGACGTCTGAAATATCTGGCCGCCAAACCTGAAATGCTTGGTGAAGGTTTGAACTTCCAATACCACTGCCACAAGGCAATCATGTTCATCGACTACCGTTTCAATGACAAATTCCAGGCAATAGCCCGTATCTACCGGTTTATGCAGCAGCATCCGGTTGACCTTTATCTGGTCTATGCGGAAAGCGAGGGAGAGATATACAAGAGCTTCATGCAGAAGTGGGCGCAACACCGCCAAATGGTAGCCAAGATGACCGATATAGTCCGCGAGAACGGTTTGTTCGGTTTGCAGGCAGAGGAAAAAATGATGCGGTGGATGTTCGCCAGTCGGGAAGAGAAATCCGGCAAACTTTGGAGGGCCATAAATAACGACAATGTTCTTGAATGTCAGAAAATGGAAAATAATTCAGTAGACCTGATTGTAACCAGCATCCCGTTCTCCAACCACTATGAGTACACTCCGACCTATAATGACTTCGGGCATAATGAGGACAATAGCAAGTTCTTTGAGCAGATGGATTACCTTACTCCTGAATTGATGCGTATATTGAAGCCTGGCCGGTTGGCTTGTATCCATGTGAAAGACCGCGTACTGTTCGGCAACGCTACGGGTGACGGCATGCCCACTATTGACCCGTTCAGTGAAATGACTGTATTCCACTACATGAAACACGGTTTCCGCTACATGGGGCGCATCACGGTGGATACGGATGTAGTGAGGGAGAATAACCAGACTTATCGGCTTGGATATACGGAGATGTGCAAGGACGGTTCAAAGATGGGTATCGGTTGTCCTGAATATGTCCTTCTTTTCCGCAAGCTTCCTTCTGACACCTCACGGGCCTATGCTGATTTGCCGGTGACCAAGAACAAAAGCGAATATTCGTTGGCCCGTTGGCAGATAGATGCTCATGCAAGCTGGAAATCCTCCGGCAATTCATTGTTGTCATACGAAGATATGAAAGGTGCCGGTATTGATAAAATACGCCATTTGTTCAGGCATTATGAACGCGAGCATATATATAACTACGAGGAACATGTATCATTCGCTGAGGAATTGGAAGCCTACGGAAAGCTGCCTAAAACGTTCATGGCTGTTGACCCGGTAAGCAAGAAGCCCTGGATATGGGATGATGTAACCCGAATGCGCACACTCAATACGAGACAGTCGCAGAAGAAACGGCAGAACCACATCTGCCCACTTCAGCTGGATATTGTCGAAAGACTGATTGAACGGTATTCAAATAAGGGTGAACTGGTATTCGACCCGTTCGGTGGTATCGGAACCGTTCCTTATTGTGCTGTTAATTTAGGACGTAAAGGATTATCTACTGAACTAAATTACGATTACTGGAAAGACAGCCTTTCATACTTGTATGAAGCAGAAATGGAAGTGAGCGCGCCCACGTTGTTTGACTTATTGGATGATGCAGTATGAATGTTCATCAGACAGTCCCCCGCTCCGATTGCACCTCTTTCGCGAAATGTGGCAAGCATTCCCTTGCCTATTGCCGGAAGTACGGTGCATCCGAATGCGGTCCGTGCGAGATAGTGAAGCGGAAACCGAGGAACCGGGTGATGGTGGACGGTGTAGAACGCAAGGTGTGCAGCCGCTGCAAAAGACCGCTTCTACTATCCTGCTTCTATGACAGGACAATCTATCGCAACGGAAAGGCGTATCACATCAAGACATCATGGTGCAAGATGTGTGTTTCGGAAGACAATCGGGAACGGAATGAAAGGAAGAAATGAAAACAGTTAAACTTTCCAATTTAAAAGTCGGCGACCTTTTCATCCATAAAGGAACGGTGTACGAGATTATTACAAAGAGTAAGTGGACTTCCCTATGTAGGTATCTAAATGATAAATATCGCTTTGGTGGTTGGTGTCAATACTTGTATTGTGATTTTAGTAATTACACAAAAGTGGAAATTTAATATTAACATATTGATTATGAAACGAAGAATAAGAGAAAAGGTGCAGAAATACCAGCATAGATACAAATTGCATCAGTATTTGAAGTATGCCCGCCAATGGTGTTTTGCTCTGGCATATAAGGGTAAACTATACACGTTGTTAGACGATGGTAGAATTGTAAAGGAGAACAGTTGGTTATGAAGCGTTTAATTGATGCCATTATAAAGAAATGGTTCTGTTGCCACGAGTGGGAATACTTATTTGAGAGGAGAGTTGAAGTTGTTGATGATTGGGGCGATAGAAGTTGGTACACCGTCCGTCACTATTTCTGCAAGAAGTGTGGTAAATATAAGAAAATTAAAAGTCATTGATTATGAAACAGACAGTAGAAGAAGCAGCAAGGGAAGCAATTCATAAGCATTATAATTGTAATGGAACCTATCCATGTTCAGAACGTGAATATTGCGAACATTGTAACGGTCATAATACAGCATTCGATTGTTGCGAATGTGGTGCAGATGAATTTAAAGAAGGATTTATTGCCGGTGCGAACTGGCATATCAACAGCGTGTGGCACAAGACTAAAGATGAAGTGCCACAAGCTCATGGAGAATACGAAAATGAACATTATCCGCAGATGCCATGCCTTGTATATGGGAAATTAAGCACTGGAACTGGTTACGGTGTCCGCTATTGGAATGTAACAGAGCAGTGCTGGAACGATGAAGAGTGCGATGATTACGAGTGTTCCAAAGATGCCATTGAAGAATGGGCGTATTTGGATGATTTAATACCTAATAAAAAGCAATGATTATGAAATCAAAATATGTATTATCAGTCGAACAGATGGAACATTTGCAGGAGCTTGGGTTGGACACAAGCGATGGAAGCATGTGTTTCGAGTGGAATGAATCAGATGCAGACAACATGGTTGTAACCTCTCCGGATGCCGATACGAATTACGACTATTATCATGAAACTTACACTTTGCAGGACATTCTCGATAAGCTGCCGCCTGTCATAAAAAAATATTATTGGCTTGCAATCAGAGTTAGTGCACACAAGGGAATGTGGTATGTAGAATATAATGGAAGAGGGTGTACTTTATCTTATTTTTATTCAGAAAATCTCATTGACGCGGCCTACGGGATGCTGTGCTGGTGTATTGAAAAACAGATATATTAAAACTAAAGAAAAAGAATGAAAGCACATGTAATGAAACTTGAAAACAATTGTGTGATTGTTGACGAGGAATATTTTAATGAGATAAAGAAGGAGTCAGAATTTAACCAGGAAAAGATAAATGAGATTGCCGAAGAAAGGTTTTTGAAATATGTCAAAGAAAGCGGCATCAAACTTTCCTATAAAGTAAACGATATACCTTATTTTTTTCACCACGACTTGTTGTATGAAATAAATTATGATGAGAGAGGTTATCCTGAATCTGTGTTAGAGAAGGTGAAGTATGTTATTGCAGACGATATAACAGAGGCTTTGAACGACAAGTTTAAAGGACTGAAAGACGAGGCTTTGAATTACGCAATAAGCGAGTTTGACAAGCGGAAATACGGTTTGGAGGCTACTGCAAAAATATGGAAATGTATTGCATTAATCTTTTTCATTATGACTATTGTTTCAACAACCGCATTATTTATATAGTTATGACCGAAGAACTTGTGACATTAGAGACTGCGAAGCTGCTGAAAGATAAGGGCTTCAATTGGAAGTGTGAACACCTAATAGACCGCAATAAGGTTATTACAAAATATGACCTTCCGCAAAGTATGTCGTGTTGTACGGAAATAGATGACGAATCAGTTGAATTTTTGTGTCCAGTGTTGTATGTTGCTCAAAAGTGGCTGCGTGAAATAAGAGGTGTGTATGTATATGTAGAACCTGTTATTGGAAAAAGATGGAAGCTTTCTTTTTGTGATTTCAATGTTCCAACAGAAGAAAGCGACTGGATGGAGAACGAAATAAACAAAGGGAATGGCTATAAAGTATATGTCACCTACGAGGAAGCACTGGAAGCCGGAATACAAGAAGCATTAAAACTTATATGATTATGAAAGCAAACCTAATATTTTTTCTTGCGATATTCATCATATCAGCATTATTCATCGGTCACTTCCGACTGACATTCTCACCGTTCAGTGTATCCTTTCTCTATTGGCATAGGACTGTAGGAGTTATTCTTATCGTTGCAGGATGCTTGGTCTACAACATAGGTGAGCATATATCAGGCTACAAGAAAGGATTAAATGAAGGCATGGAGATTGTTTTGAAAGAGTTAAAAAAAAGATACAATGAAGAAGATAATGTTCAATGATAAATATAGCCTAACCCAGGCTGTATTGGATGGTCGGAAGACTATGACGAGAAGGGTCTGCAAGTATGACAGACCAAATGAAACTTATGATATTGTATTCCCCGTTTTTGAATCAAATGATTACGATAATGACGGGAACATAGTATCTCCATTAAATTATGCTTTTGGTTGGAAAAACGACAAAGGAGACTTTACGGGTTGGAATATTCCAAAATACAAAGTAGGTGAAATCGTTGCCGTTGCACAGAGATACAAAGATGTAGTAGAAAAACGGGATGAAGCCCAAGAAACATTACTTCTATATAAAATAGGTGAAAAATATCTTACAATGGAAGAAATGGGAGCAGGATGGAGTAATACTATGTTTACAAAGGCTGACCTCATGCCCCATCATATCCGCATTACCGACATCAAGATAGAACGGTTGCAGAACATATCCGATGAAGATTGCTTTAAGGAAGGAATTTTTAAATGGGATGCTGGACAAAAGGATATTCCTTTTTATTCATTCCATTACGCAGATATACCCGACTACAATGATCCTCGTGACGCATTCGCAGAACTGATAGATAAAGTCTCCGGCAAAGGTACATGGGAATCCAATCCCTATGTATTTGTTTACGAATTTGAATTAGTTCATTAACCATGAATAGAAAAGAATACCAGGAACACTGCAAGCATTACAGCCCCTACAGTGGGCAGTGCTACAAAAAGTCATTCATATCGAGTATGGCAAGTAATATGTATGTGAACATACGGTGTGACGGGAAATGCCCCCGTATGAGTAATTACGACAAGAGAAACGGAATATTAACTGATAAAGAAAGAACAGATGAATCTAAATGAACTGCGCGACCGCGCCTATAAAACCGCTTGCGACCACGGTTTCCACGATGAAGAATTGAGTAACGAACATTGCCTTTGCCTTGTAATATCCGAGCTTATGGAAGCTGTGGAAGCAGATAGAAAGGGAAGATTAGGAAAGAAATGTAAATCACGTTTTGAAATGGACTATAATCGCTATCCTGCATTAGTGGAAGAAGAAAAGCGATTTAAGTGTTCCTTTGAAAAGAATGTAAAAGATACACTTCCGGATGAACTGGCAGATGCTGTAATCCGCTTGCTTGACCTTGCCGGATTGAGAGGTATAGATTTGTCCGATACGAATGAAATTGCCGATGAATTTGTGAGCCTCAAATCCGGATTCAGATTTACAGAGGTTTGTTTTGGTTTTACACTCCTACTAACTAACGATGTAGAAGGTTTGGGAAAAAAGGATATGTTTCGCTCTTGCCGGGTTGATTAAGTATTGCCAATTTTCTAATATAGACCTTATGTGGCATGTGGAGCAGAAGATGAGATACAATGAATTGAGAGAAAACAAACATGGGAAAAAGTATTAAACATTTCCCGTTACGTATAGACTGTCGTACAGTCATATATGTAATAAAAGATAAGCTTACCCCTGAATATGCAGAGAAGAAGCGAAAACTATTCAATTCTATTTCAGCGATTGAAAAGAAGGGTGGAGGATACCGGGTAACAGTTGATGTCGAAGAAGTAAGGGAACTTGTTGTCAGCGGTATGCGCCTGAAAGATATTGCAAAGAAATTGGGAGTGAGCAAAACCACTGTTGATAACTATATAAAGAAGTATGATTTGAGAAATGGAAAAAGATGAAACAGTTTGGACTGATGCGAAATGTGCAGCCCTTCGAGTTGAGTTCCTTACCAGTCGTGAGGAACTCTTTTTGTATGCAAAAGCCATCTATTCCGCTATGATATGGGGTAGGGAGGTGAACGAGCAAAATCAGATTATTCAGGAAAAGAATAACTCTGTAAAATAAAAAAAGGAGAACTAAGCGCACGACCACTCAATCCTCCCTCACACGATTATGATGCAAATATACTATTTACTTTTAAAATAATCGTGTTATGGAGCTGGATTTTAATAAAATCATTCGTCTTAAAAAGATTCGTATCGAGAAATCAGAACTTTCAGAGGAAGAAAATACCTTGACTGCCCCGGTTCTGAAAGACAAGTGTCTTATCCATGAAATCTATAAAATATTCGTTGAGTTACTGAATGAGAGAGGATGTCCGCCGAATATTGACAGTGTGACCCAGCGGAAAAAATTTATCTTCATCATCTTGTATCTGTTTTCTCCAAGCTCGCTTGCCGGTGGAAAAATGACAGCAGGGGTACGTGAAGAGATGTCAAGGGTGCTTAGGGTTCAGTCCAAGAGCACAATTTCCGACAACTGCGCTGATGTCGTATTTCTGTATCAGAATTATGGGGATTTCAGCGGGGATATAGAGTATCTTTACACAGAAATCGTAAATCGGTTAAGAATCAAAGGGCTAATCAATTAATGAGCCGGAGTTTAGTGCTCCGGCTTTTCTGTTCTCAAATGGTCAACAACACTTTGCAACCTGTCTGCATCTTTAGGATTGAAAATAAATTCGTCAAAATCTCCATATGCACTTCGATGACCAAATATGTACTTAACAGCATGGATAATTCGTTTGAGTACATTTCTTTCGGGTTTTAAGTGTACGTTGCAATATACTTCCTTTTCATCCTCAAAATATGACATTACAATCTGATGTTCGATGCTGTTGCATTCACAAATAAAGAGTTCTTTTTTATCCATGGTTGTTTATAACATAGTTGCAACTTGCTTTTCTACGGCTGATTTAATAAAAGCGTTTATTGATATTCCAGCTTGTTGGGCGAGAATGGCAATTTTGCTATGTACCTCTGGGGAAATTCGTATGTTCAGGGAACCAGAATAACTTTTACGCGGTGTAATTCCGGCTTCCTTACAATATGCTATATAATCATCGACAGCTCCTTTAAAATCCTCTTTCAATTCAGATACAGTTTCACCTTCATACGAAATCATTGTATCTTTTGGCAAATCAAGGACTTTTCCAAATAGGCAATTATCTTCATCGCTTATCTCAATACTTCCTATGTAACCTTTGTAAGTCAATGTTTTCATATTAATTTATTTTTAGTCAGAAATTCAAATACTTGTTTCATTACATACCCTTTTACGATACTTCCTGGATGTGGCTTATGCGCAGTGTACGAGCTTTCCCCTTTTGCGAAAATGACACGTGACCCACTTGTTTTTCCTTTGTTATCTATCTTATATCCGAAAATGGAGAACAAGCGTACAAGCTCATCCCAATTAAAATCTTTTGGCTGGCTTTTAAAGCGTTCTATCAACTTCTCTTTTGTACCCATAATTTAATGGTTTATGCAAATGTAACTATTTTACAGTTGCAGAACAAGTGATTTAATGTTTTTCTTCAATCTCAGCCACAATTTTCTTTAGCTCCTCTATCGTATCGGCTTTGTGGAAGTTTTCTTTATACTGGATAAGGGCGGTGAGTTCACTTTTATCGGTTACTTCTACTGGCGAGGCGAAGAGTTGCCACATAGGAACATCTAAGGCGGATGCTATTTTTTCAAGAGTTTCTACCGAAGGCATCGTTTTGTTATTAATGAGATTACTTACCGTAACCTTTGAAACACCTATTGTATCAGCTAAACTAACTGACGAAACACCTTTTTCTACCATTATTTCTTTGATTCTTACCTGCATAAAATATAGCTTTAACTAATTAATGCTGCAAATATAGTAATATTTTAATCTTCAATGTTTGATGATAAAATATTAGTTTATTAATCTGTGTTAAAGATAAAGTAATATTTATTCTTTTATTTGTAGGTGATAAAATATTACTTTATCTTTGCGTCATCAGAAACGAAGTAATAACAATTAAAAGATATACGATTATGGCAACATCAGTAATTAAACAAAGAACAATAGAGAAATTCATCATGTCAGAGTTTGTACAAGGCAATTTGAACACAAAAGAACAAGTAAGCTGTATGCTTCTTCTGATTCAAAAGAAGCTGAATATGTCTGTAGAACAGGCTGGCAACTTTATGAGAAACGCAATAGGTATTAATGCTTAATATATACGATTATGAAAGCGGATTTAGTTTTAGTTATCAGCCCCGAAGCCCCATTAATGAAACAACTGGGCAAGGCGTTGGGCAAGCTATGTACCATGTACGACTTTACTACCATTGACAAGAACGAAAAGTATATCACCATACAGCACGACAAAACTGGGCTTGTAGTGGCTTATACGAGTGAAGAGAGATTGAATGCTAAACATTAAATATAGTGATTATGAACTCAATAAACGAAAACGGTTGCAGCGTATGCCAACCTGGTAAAGAGAATTACACTACCTATAACACCAGGTTGAGAGGTAAGAGAGTGAGAATGTACCAGTACGACTATCGTACTGAAAGTGGTGAATTGTTCGCCTGTTGTGCACCTACCTTAGAGGCGTGTAGAGAAAGACGGGACAAGTGGCTTAGTTCACGACAATAAGCCGATTGTCGTGTATAACGATTGAAGATATTTCGTTATCTTTGGTTATGGTAGTACCTTTGGGGTACTATCGCGGAATGGAGCAGTTGGTTAGCTTACCGCTTTGACTTGGCGGTGGTCACAGGTTCGAGTCCTGTTTCCGCAACTATTGAGTATTAATTAAAAAAATGACACGATTATGAATGTATTAACATTACAGATTAAAAAAGATAGTTTTCAATCTATCTTAAAAGGTGAACAAGACATAGAACATAGATATGTTTACCCCTCAAATGTTACAAGATATGTATATTTTGAACACGATGGCAAAAGATACAAACGGCAAGAAGATATACCAAATGATGATAAGGATGTGGATGTAGTACCAATAAAGTATGACGCTTTGGTTCTTATAAATGGCAGACGAAAAGATGCGCCACGTCTTACGGTGGAGGTTAAGAGTGCTGAATTTATCATTTTTACAGATGAAGATGGTAACGACCAAGTATTTGAAGAAAACGGCAAAGAATATCTTGTTTGCCAAGTATGGTATCATTTGGGTAAGATACTTAGTACAGATAATGTTTGATTGTTTAATTTTAAAATTTATTAGCTGAGTCGGTAGTACAAGGAGAAGAATTAACAGAACAATGGGACCGCGCCGTAATATGAACGGTGCAGGGGCTGGTGGTAGATTGGTTGCCAGACGTGGCGGTGAAGCTGGTACAACGCAGTTAGGAAATAGAGACCAAAGACGGTATGACTTACGTGTTGCCTTTGGGGTTCGTGGAGCAAATGGTTCAAATGGTTAGCCTATGAACAAGTATGCCCTTACAATGCAGATAATACGCAGTGTTCGTGATAAAACGGACACTGCTGTGTTGTTTTATTCAGCCGGTGGTAAAGACGGTATAGCTTTATTGGATATGCTTGCAGGTGTATTTGATAAGGTTATATGCTATTATATGTACCTCATACCAAATTTAGACCATGTGCAGCCTTATATCAAATGGGCAGAAAATCATTACAAAAATGTAGAAGTACGCAAAATTAGACATTTTCAGCGTGACTATTACGATTTCTGGGGCTTTTTTCGTGAACCAGATAGTTCTATAAAGCCGAGAAAGATTGGTGAAATAGAACAATTTGTAAGAGAAGAGACAGGTGTCATGTACGGATTCAGCGGAATGAAAGGCGTAGATGGCTATATGAAACGGATGCGCTTAAAGAAGTTTGCTAAAACCGGCTATGTAACAGATAAAGGCATGGTTTATCCTCTTGCATTGTGGACAAACAAAGAAGTGCTTCAATATATTAGGCAAAGTGGATTGATACAACCTTTTATCTATGATGCAAACGCTATAAGTCAAGGATTTACTATTGATTTAAATACGATGCTATTAATGCGTAGTAAATATCCCAATGATTATAAACGCATTTTGAAAGAGTTCCCATATTCCGAAAAATTAATATTCGATTATGAAAGAGAACAAAATAACTCAACCGGAAAGTAGAGAAATACAGCGGAGTGATATAAACTTCGCTAACTACAATCCTCGCAAAATAACACAAGAAGCAAGAAAGAACCTGAAAGCAAACCTAAAGCGTGTAGGGTTGCTTGGTGGTATCGTATGGAATGAGGTTACTGGCAACCTTGTTTCTGGTCATCAACGTATTTCAGTGATAGATGAAGTAAATAAATACAATCCTGACACGAGAACTAATGATTATTTGATTCGTGTTGAAGTAGTTCACATGGACGAAAAAACTGAAAAAGAGCAGAATATCTTTATGAATAACAGAAGCGTACAAGGCGATTTTGATTCAGATATGTTAAAAGATATGCTTGATGGAATTGATTATAGCCTTGCCGGACTGAATGACTTCGATTTGAATATGCTTGGAATTGGTGATTTGGACTTTTCTATTAACGATGATATTTGGAGAAAGGAAGATATATTGGACGATTCATTATCAGCCATAGATGAAGCTACTAAAGAAGGTAAAGAGAATAAAGACATTAACCGTTCCAATAATTTTTATGAGGATTCAAAAGAAAATCAAATTGTACGTCACAATGAAGTGCAAAAGATAAAAGACAGAATTAGCAACCAAAATAGCTTTGAAAAGGATAACGGAATGTTAAGCTATGTCGTGCTGTCTTTTAATAACCCAACAGAAAGGGCTAATTTCATGAAGATGTTCGGTTATGGATTTGAAGAACGATACATTGATGGAAAAGAATTTATGGATAGAATAGAATTTGGGGTAGAATAATGGCGAACGAACAGAATTTAACGCAGAAAGGCAAACGCATTAGCACAGAGAGAGCGCAGGAACTCGCAAGACTTTCGGCTGAATCGAGAAGACAGAAAAAGGAACTTGTGAAAACCGCAAGAGAGTTTGCCATTGCTGCGTTGAATGCTGAAACTACAGATGATAAAGGTCGGAAATACATTGTAAAGGATGCCATGATAAAAAAACTCATAGCGAAAGCTGTGATGCAGATTTGAACGCTATAAGGTATTTATTAGAACTTATCGGTGAATCTCCTGCTGATGAAAACCAAAAGATTGCAAATGCTGATATTCCAACAGACATAGAGCACGGCATCAACATTGATTCCTGGATTAAAGACAAGCTGAAATGATAGTACCTCAAGAAATTTACCATCCATTATATGAGGATAAGGAAAAATTTATAATTCTTATCACCGGTGGGCGTGGTAGCGGAAAGTCTTTCAATGCTTCTACCTTTATTGAGCGGTTGACTTTTGAAATGACTCCCGTAGAGAAGATTGTGCATCAGATTCTTTACACCCGTTACACGATGGTTTCTGCCGGTATGTCTATCATCCCCGAAATGATGGAGAAGATAGATTTGGACGGTACCACGAAATATTTCAAGACCACAAAGACGGATATAGTCAATAAGATGACTAAGAGCCGTATCATGTTCCGGGGTATCAAGACTTCTTCCGGGAACCAGACAGCAAAACTGAAATCCATTCAAGGCATTACGACTTTCGTCTGCGATGAAGCGGAAGAGTGGACAAGCGAAGATGAGTTCGACAAGATAATGCTCTCCATCCGTAAGAAAGGGATTCAGAACCGGATTATCATCATTATGAATCCTTGCGATTCCAATCACTTCATCTACAAGAAATACATCGAAAACACTCATAAACTGGTAGAGATTGACGGAGTACAAGTACAGGTTTCCACCCATCCGAATGTGCTCCATATCCACACTACGTATTTTGATAACTTGGATAACCTTTCTCCTGAGTTCTTGAAAGAGGTGGAAGATATGAAGGTGAGTAATCCTGAAAAGTATGCTCATGTGGTTATCGGCCGTTGGGCAGACGTGGCGGAAGGTGCTGTGTTCAAGAAGTGGGGTATTGTGGATGAGTTCCCGATGTGGTGTAAGAGGGTCGGAATTGGGCTGGATTTTGGTTATACTAACGACCCTACAGCAGCTATCCGATGTGGAATCATAGACAATGCACTATATTTGGACGAAATGGATTACCGTACAGGTTTACTATCTGGGGATATAATTAAGACTCTCCGTCCGTGGAATCTAAAGGTGATAGCTGACAGTGCAGACCCACGACTTATTCAGGAAATCCATAACGGAGGTATCAAGATTTACCCGGTAGAGAAAGGGCAAGGCTCTATCAATGCCGGTATTGACAAGATGCAGGGAATGGATATTTACATAACCAAGCGTTCTTATAACCTTCAAAGGGAGTACAGAAATTATGTCTGGGCAAAGGATAAGGATGGGAACTATATCAACGAACCGGAAGACCATGACAATCACGGAATAGATGCTGTACGTTACTATGTATTGGGTGAGCTTCTTGGTAAGATTCAGAAGCCGAAAGATTTAACAGGAATATTCACACATTAAAAATATAAACTATGCCATTGAATTTAGAAGAAATATTAGCATTGCCTGACATCGGGCAGAAGATAAACTACCTGAAGAAAGGTAGGAAGACTGAACTTCCCGACCGTTGCAAACTTTGGGATGATTGGAATCCGGAACGACATGAAATCATGGTTGACAAAAAGAAATATCCGGACAGAAAGGTTCTTGAAAAAGAAGCTGAGAAACACTTCGATGAAAAAACTGGTAAGACTTATGAAATCGAAGCAAAGTATAAGACTGAACCGGTGAACCGTATTTCCATTCCATTGGAACAAGATATAGTGAATATTCAAACTGCTTTCACGGTCGGCACAGAACCGTCTATGGATTGCACTCCGACTGATGATGATGAAAAGAAGCTACTGGATGCGGTAAAGGCTGTATTTAAATCCAACAAAATCAAATACCAAAACAAGAAGATTGTCCGTGCCTGGCTCTCCGAACAAGAAGCGGCAGAATATTGGTATGTTACCGATGATGATTCGTTTTGGGCAAAGTTTTGGAAGAAAGTTAAGACTACGTTCGGTGGCAAGGTCAAGCCCACCAAGAAACTGAAAAGCGTTTTGTGGTCTCCGTTCCGTGGGGATAAACTTTATCCGTTCTTTAACGACGAAGGTAAAATGATTGCTTTCTCACGTGAGTATAAAAAGAAGCTCATGGATGATTCGGAGGTCATCTGCTTTATGACTATCACGGACAAAATGGTTTATCAATGGGATTTGTCTAAAGGATATGAAGAAAGAACTCCTTTTGCCCATGGATTCCCAAAACTACCGGTTCTCTATGCTTATCGTCCTGAACCTTATTGTAAGAAGATTAAGACTTTCCGTGTCAGGTTGGAGAAACTACTATCCAACTATGCCGATTGCATCGATTATCATTTCTTCCCATTGCTGAAGCTAATTGGAGATGTAGAGGGCTTCATGGGTAAGGTTAAGGATAGAATGGTCAAACTCACCGGAGAGGGTGCGGATGCCCAGTATCTGACGTGGAACCAAGTGCCAGATACCGTAAAATTTGAAGCAGAAACACTCACCAATATGGCTTATGATATGTCAAACACTCCAAGAATATCCTTTGAGACGTTGAAGGGGGTAGGCAAAGCATCAGGAACCGCTTTCCGCTTTATGTTCATGGGTGCACACATGGCGGTAGAAAATCACGGTGAGGTTATCGGCGAGTTCTTGCAGCGGAGAGTAAATTTCATTGTTTCCGCTTTAGGCTCTATCAATCCAACCGAGTTTAGCAAGGCATCGCAGACCATTGACATAGAAACAGAACTGGTTCCATATATGATTGATGATTTGAATGATAAGGTGACTACTGCCGTTTCCGCTGTCAGTGGTGGCATCTGGTCAACGCGTGAGGGAATCATGTTTGCCGGAAATGCTGATAGGGTAGAAGAGGAACTTGCAGAAATCAAGGAGGAACAAGGGGCAAAGAATGAGCAAATCGGAAATAAGGGATAAAAAATGCTTCTTAATCAGAAAAATTACGGGGGTTATAATTTTAGTAAAAGAGTAAAGGCTGTTAGGTCTCCTTTGGGGTAACGGTGATTCGATAGGATTACCGTTATTTTTTTGCTATATTCTTGCATGAATGAAACTAATTAGTTACATTTGTGTGTGAATTAAAATATTATATGTCATGCCTGAAATTTGTAGATTCTTTGGTATCATAATAAGTCTTTATTGGAAAGACCATAACCCACCACATATTCATTTTACCTATGGTGACTATGAGTGTTCTATTAGTGTATTGGATAGGATTGTAGATGGCCAAGCGCCTGCAAAGGTTATTGCAAAAGTAAATGAATGGATAGATTTACATGAAGCTGAAATTCTAACCTTATGGGAAAAAGCCCAAAATGGTGAGAAAATAAATAAAATAGAACCTTTAAAATAAACGCTTATGTTACGAGTCGTTGATGTTGATTATATCAAAGATTACGAACTTCTTGTGACTTTCAATGACGGAAGCAAGAAGAACGTTGACTTGAAACCTTATTTGACAGGTGAGGTTTTCGGAGAGTTATTGGATAAAGATAAGTTTATTCAATATGGTTTAACTCGTGTTACTATTGAATGGGCAAATGGCGCTGACCTCGCTCCTGAGTTCTTGTATGAAATTGGAACTGCTGCATAATGAGAGAGAGTACATTATCTGAATTTGCAGAGATTCTTCGTAATAGGCGTAAAGAATTAAATCTTACACAGGAAGAATTAGCTGAAAAGGTGGGAAAGAAGCGTGCCTATATAGCCCGAATAGAGAAAGGAGAAACAGACATGCAACTTTCCAGTTTTATCAGTATTTCTCAGGCACTGGGCATTAAATTGAAAACGGAGTATTAATTTAAGGTTGTATTAAGCAATAATTAAAAGTGTAATATCTGGAATTTGAAATAACAGAAGTGGTAAAAACGCTTCATTTCTATTTTTCTGAGATTGATTTAAGGGTAAGAGCAAAAAATCATAAAATATGATGAGTTCGTATATGGAGTTGAGCCATTGGACTAAAAGAACAGGTGATAGTGATTACTATAAACCTGGATAGTTAGCTAATTCAGTAGAAATGGCAGAAAGTAGGCTTAATATCTATATGAAAGATTTTACATCAGATTATAAAATAAATCCTAATTTTTAAGGATTTATATATAGGCGTGATTCCATTGGTTTCACGCCTTTTTTATATCATTTTACGACAATCGCTTCATTGTCGTGTATCACCTATCTGATAATTTTTCACCTTCTTTATAAATAACGAAATTTACCGTAGAAATTTATAAATCAAATTCATACGGTATGACAATCTTAGAACAAATCTTAGCAGGGCTACAACAGAAATTCGCTGGGGTGGACACTGCTATTCTTACCCGTATTGCCACCAAAAAGGCAGAGGGTATAACGGACGAGACAAAGGTAAACTCTATTGTTGAGGGTATCAGCTTTTCGGACGTGCTTAATTCCTATGGTGATTTCCGTGCCGGGGATGCTTCAAAAACGGCAGTGACTAACTACGAGAAGAGGCATAACCTTAAAGACGGTAAGCCTATCGAGACTACCACTACTACCAAAACGGAAGAGAATAAAGACGATGTGCCTGCATGGGCGCAAGCTTTAATTGACTCCAACAAGAACCTTTCTGATAAGCTAACACAGTTTGAAGCAGAAAAGGCTCAAGCAACACGTAGCCAGCAGATTTTGGCAAAGGCAAAGGAGTATGGTATTCCCGAAAACTACGCCAAACGATGCGCCATTAAGGACGATGAGGACTTGGACGCATACTTCAAGGACTTGAAGCAGGAGTTTGCGAATGACGGCTTTAAGGGTGTAGTTCCTCCAGATACAGCAAAAAAAGAACTGGAGAATGAGACTCAGGCGTTTGCGAAAATGATTGCAGACGACACTAAAGAAATTGTAGAACAACAAAAACAGTGATTTTATGGCAGCAGGATTTAAGTATAATCTTGAACCGGAAGTTGAGCAGGAAGAACGCTACGACGTAGAAACCGGACGCAGACGCAGAGGCCCGTACAAGTTGGACACAACCAACCTCGTTGTCGGCTCGTACTTGCCCTCATTCACACCGATTGCAGCTGACTTGGTGAAGAAAACATCCCAAGTGGCTATCCGTGTGGAAGTATATGAGAAGTTTACGACAGGCTCCAATACCACATTGAAAATCAAGAAACGTTCTTTGGCTTACAAAGGCATGCACTTGGGTAACGGTGCGCATGGAGCGACAATCAACGCTATTGACAAGGCTGACAAAGCTTTCGATAAATTGACATTGGCGGCAGACTTCGGGGAGGATTTGGAAGCTGGAACAGTTCTTTATGAAGCAACGGCAGCAGACGGAACTACTCCGAAGGTTATTGCAAACTCAGCCCTGTATGAAAGGAAACAGGTAGAGGACGGTATCGTGTTGGTAGCTCTTCTGATGCGCGCGTTTGAAATTGAACCTACCAAGCTGGCAATGCCTTTCGCTGATATTGACAAGGCTAATATGCCGCATTTCCAGTTTAATGCTCCAGATGTTAGACAAGAAAAAGAAACCGTATCTATTCCAAAGGCTTCTTCCAGCCAGGATGGCTTGATGAGTAAGGAAGATAAAGCTAAATTGGATGGGGTTGCAGCACAAGCTAACAAGTATACTTTAACAGCAGCTACGACTTCTGCTCTTGGAGGTGTAAAGCAGGCAGCCAAAGTGAATGATGCATCTGGTACGGTGTCGGTAGAAAACTTTAACGGATTATTGACAGCGTTGAAAAACGCAGGTATAATGGCAAAATAAAGAAAGGAGGACGAATATATGATGCTAACTATTCATACATTGTTTAATGACCCGAACATTGTAAATGCAGTGATTCAGCGTGTCCTCAAGACAAGAAAGGACACAATTTATTGGCAGCAGTATTTGGGCTTCCGTAGGACTACTACTCGTGTATTTAAAGACTACATCGGTCAGGTTACTGGCGTGATGGCTGGTTCCATCAACTCCCGTTATGGCGAAAAGCCTATCCGTGAACGCAGGAATATCGGTTCCGGATATGGTGAGATTGCCTATTTGGGTGACCGCTATCAAATCTCAATCGACCGTTTGTCTGACTTGCAGGACTTGATAGATAAGTATAATGCCGCCAAACCGGAAGACCAGAAAGCAGCCATGCGTGACATCGTGGACTTCATCTATGACGATTACCGTCAGGTATTGCTGGCACCGCACAAGCGTATGGACATTATCGTAGGCTCTCTGTTGATGACTGGAGCAGCAAGCGTGAAGAACAAGGACGACAATGCCGGAGGAATTGACTTATTGAACATCGACTTGCCGTTCAAGTTTATCAAGCCGGACACAGAGGATAAAGACTATTTCGTCACTTACTTGCAGCAGAAACTGAATGAGCTGAAATCTATTTACGGCACATTCCCCAAGATGATTATGAGCCGTGGCACATTCGTCAAGAACATCATCGGGTCAAGCGAGTTCGGTGATAAGTTCAAGATGCAGCTTACAGGCAACGAGATGTATATGTCCACCGGGATTATCACTTCGCAACTGGCTTCTGCTATTTTTACGGGTATCGGACTTCCGGCTATTGAAATCAAGGAAGATTATGTGGTAGACCAAACAGGTAAGAATATCCCCATTTATGCAGATGGTCGTATTTCCCTGCTTCCGCAGGATAAAATCGGTTATATGCGCTTCCACACTCCTTATGAAGCTGTGGATGGTGTACCGGGACGTAATTACACTCAGGCAGATGGCGATATGCTGATTTCAGGTTACAAGAACGGCAATGGTCGCTATTTGGAATACACAGCCGAATGGATTCCGCAGATTGCGAACCCGAACCTGATTGTGAACTTCGATTTGAGTGAGATGAACGCATGACAGTAAACGATTATATATTGCAGAAGTTTCAGACCTTCGGCGTTAACTTGTCGGAGGCTGACCTTTTCGATATATGTCTGAACGCAAAGATAAGCGGAGGGAGTGAGATGAACGAGGATTGCCAAACACGGGTGTCGGTGGCAATTGCGAAGTTCATCCCCTCTCTATTGCTTCGTGCCACTTCCATCAGCGAAAGCGGTTTTTCTATGTCTTGGAACATTCAAGGCATTAAGGATTACTATTCATTTCTGTGTAAACAGTACGGTTTGAAAGACGAACTGGGTAACAAACCTAAAGTGACTTTCTTATGATATTCGCTCCACACATATTGCAGGTAAAAGTTATCACCCCGATGGATAAGGATGAGTTTGGCAGACCTATTCCCGGAACAGGTGGTGAATACTGGCAGGAAGTATGCAAGTGCCGTTGTGATGATAACACTACCAAAGAGTTTTCATCTGATAACGGCTCTGTGTATCGTCCGAATTATCATGTGGTATGCGAGAAGAGAATTACTGTCAAGGCTGGTGATGAAGTACGTTGCATGGATGGTGATAGCGTAAGAGGTCAAGGCGAAGTTTATACAGTGAAGAGTACAAACTACTTTAACTACTCGGAATTATGGATGTAGATTTCGATTTTTCAGATGTCGACTCCTTTTTCGATGAAGGAGAATGGGAGGTCGAAAAGAAGATGATTGATGTAGGCGATGAAGCCGTGAAGTACGCAGAGGAACATGGGGATTATCAAGACCATACACTCACTTTGAGAACGTCCAATGATTACGATGTCGATAAAGACGGTTTGACGCTGAAAAACGAAGCGGAATACGCTTCATTCGTGGAATCTAAGGGATTTGATGTTTTAAGTAGTGCCGCTTTATATGCGGAGAAACGATTAAAAGAAGAATTTGAATGATAGTAACCACCGACATAGGAAACATCCTCTATCGGGACTGCAAGGCTTTCGGAATAGATATAGTGCCTGATGGTGAAACGCTGACGGGTGAATTGAAGTCCGAAAGAATCGTTATCCACACGAAGAAACAACAGCCGGGAAAGTATTGGAAGAAATCTTTCGCAGAAGTGAATCTATGTGTACCCAATTTAAGCGAGAATGAAGCGAACACAATCCGGCTTAACGAACTCGAAAGAAAGGCTGGCAAGCTGCTTGATGATGTAGTAAGCACCTATGACGGTACAACCTATCGTTACTCTATCGAATCAATTGGCACGGAAGCGGATACAGCTTTGAAATGCCATTACGTGAATGTGAGAATTTTATTTGAAGTAATAAATGTAAAACTATAAGATTATGATTTCAGCAGTAGGAATAAAAAGAATCTTGTTTGCCGATATTGATAAGGTAACGGCAGACATTACCCCCGAAATCGCAAAGACTTTGATTCAAGCCGCTATCAAAGCGAAAGATGAGGTTTTGAATGTACACGGGGAAACGTGGCAGATTGAGGAAACGGAAGCCTCCGTCACTGGGTACAAGAACCAATTAACGGGAAAGAATTACCGTTACGATGATGTGCCGGGAGAAGTATCGCCCGCTTTCTCTATCGGACAATATGACTGGAAGACCAAGAAAGCGTTCATGGGTGGCGATGTTATTCAGGCAGCATCTAAAGATGTGGGTTGGAAGCGTGCTTTGGATAAAGTTATTATCAACAAAGCATTGTTCTGTCTGACCGATGATGATGTATGGTTCATCTTCCCAAAATGCCGTATTGTTTCCCGTGAAGCCAATACGGATAAGGCAATTGCAATCGCTGTAAAAGGCTTGGTGCAGGAATCGGGAATCGAAGGTGTTTCTTCTGAGTATAACTATGAAGAAGGGCAGATTAAAGCTTTGCAGGCATGAACTACAGTAACCATTGTACCAACTCCTTCCGATGCGACCGTAAAGCTGGACGGTGTAACGGTCAAGTCAAAGCAGGTGAATGCTGGAGCTACCGTTCACTATGAAGTGTCGAAAGTGGGGTACGTCACTCAGTCAGGAGATATTAAAACCACTCCTTCTGAAGTTGATACCACTCTTAAAAAAGAGATAACATTGGTAAAAGTACAAGAGTGATAACCGGGGGATGGATATATACCATTCCCCCTTTTAGTTTAAGAATATGAATCAAGCAGCAAAAACGGTTTCTGATGCTTTGTTAGGGCTGGATTTCATGAATGTGGAGATAGGAGGGATGGTTTATACCATTAAACCTCCTACAATTAAAATTATCTGTCGTGCCATTCATCATTTTTCCAATATCGGCATGACTGGAGATAATGTCATGGAAGCTATTAAAGAACTTCCTGAAATTACTGGAGATATGCTGAAAGGCATTTCTTGTTTCATCTGTGGCAGTGAGGAACTGGCTGATAATTTGGAGAACGGCACTTTTGAAGAAATCAAAGATGCCTTGAAAGTCTGTTTCTCTATGATGGATATTTCGGCTTTTCAGTGTGTCAGCTCGATGAGGAACGTGTCGATGCTGGCAGCAAAACCGAAACAGTAGGAAACACAACGTTCTTCGGGCAGATAGCCCATTTGATTGACACGCTGCATCTGAGTTATACAGAAGTGTTTGAGGTTATCCCTTATCGGAATTTGCTGATGATGCAACGGGATAAATTACACGCAGTATATGGTGGTCAGAAGGTGAATAGAATCAGTGGTAAGGAATTGGCTAATCGTAGGAAAAAGAAATAGATATGGCGAAATTATATTTTAAGGTAGGTAGTGACTGGGAAGAAGTTGTAAGACTTCGTAATGAAATTGCAAAATTAAAGCAGGAGTTAATGAGCATGGATGGCACGCAGTCTCCTGCTGCTTTCAAGGCTTTGAATGCCCAACTTGCTGCATCCAACCAAAGATTGGATGAGTTGGTGACTAATGCAGCCAAAGCTGGAGCAGAGATGGAAACAGGATTCAAAAGGAAAATCTTCGATGCTTCTCAGGTCGTGAATGGATTGTCGGAAAAAATAACATTTCAACGTGGAACTATCCAACAATTGAAAAATGAGTTAGCAGGATTAAAAGACAAATACAAGGAAGCGCTGAAAGCCGATGGCGATGTTACCGGATTGGGCATCAAAGTCAAGTCTGTCAATGCAAGACTTAGTGAGCAGAAATCGGTTTTGTTCGACCTTACCCAACAGCAGGCTGGCGCACGGCTTAACGTAAAGAAACTGCGTGACGAATACGAACTATACAAAGAAAATGGCGAGGAAGTAAACGAGACCAATGAAAGCCTTGCTATGTCTTGGGGAAAAGTCATTGGCGCCATCGGCGGTGCGGCGGCTCTGAAATCTTTCGTTTCAGAGATGATGAATGTACGTGGCGAATTCCAACAGCTTGAAATAGCTTTCGGTACTATGCTCAAGAGCAAGGAGAAGGCGGACAAGCTGATGGCTGAACTGGTTGATATTGCAGCCAAGACTCCTTTTGACCTGCAAGGTGTGGCTTCTTCGGCCAAGCAGATGCTGGCTTATGGTTCCTCTGCGGAAAGTGTAGGTAAGGAATTGGTGATGCTCGGCAATGTGGCGGCCGGTGTAGGTGCTCAGCTTGGAGACATAGCCTATCTGTATGGCACACTCAGGACGCAAGGAAGAGCTTATGCCGTAGATATTCGTCAGTTCGCTGGCCGTGGTATTCCTATCTATGAGGAATTGGCTAAAGTAATGGGTGTAACCAAGGATGAAGTATCAGATTTAGTATCACAAGGCAAGGTTGGCTTCAAGGAGGTGGAACAAGCCTTCCAGAACATGACCAAAGAAGGCGGTATGTACTTCAATCTGATGCAGGAACAATCAAAATCACTCACGGGGCAAATCAGCAACCTGGGTGATGCCTGGGACTCCATGCTCAACGAAATGGGTAAGAAAGGTGAAGGTGTTTTCTATACTGCTATTTCTGCGGCCAAAAGCTTGGTAGAAAACTACGAAAAGGTGGGAATGGTTATCGAAGGGCTTATTATCACCTATGGTGCTTACAAGACTGCTCTCATGGCAAATATCGCCTTGGAGAAAATTCAAGCTGCCAATCGGTTGGCTTCTATCAAGGGGGGTACGGCCATGAAGATGGTGACAGACCTAATGACGGGAAGCGTAGCCAAGCTGAATAAGGTGCTTATGCTGAATCCATACGCCCTGGTAGGTGCGGCGGCTCTTGCTTCCAGTGTCTATATGCTTAAATGGGCAGATAGCCAGGATAAATGCACAGAAGCAACAGAACGATTCAATAAAGCAGAGGAAGCATCAAAGCAGGCGAGAGAAGAGCGAAACAGAAATGTTAATGAGTATATCAAGATTGCATCTGATGAGAAAAGGACTACGGATGAGAGAAAGATTGCCATTGAATCGCTAAAGGATGCATACAAAAAACTGCTTCCCCAATATGACAAGGAATCATTCTTGTTGAAGAACATAGCAGAGTACAGGAAAAAAATCAACGAAGAGGAACTGCGAAACGAGCGTATCGGCACGAAGAAAAAAATCACCATGCTGGACAGAGATATAGCGAAGTATAAGAATGGATTAAAGGAGGCAAACAGACAAGGGGCTGGGCAAGCTACACAAGCCATCATGAACACGCTCAATAACCTCAAGAAAGAAAGAGAGCTGTACGACAAGAAGCTACAGCAACTTGAAAGTGAGTCATCCGCAGGTACAGGGAAGAAAGAAGAGAAGGTAAAGAATAAAACCTATTGGGAGAAGCAGAAAAAGGATGCGCAGGCCGCTCTTGACGCGATTGATTCTGTTAAGCGAAAGAAGATGAATACAGGCGATTTCAAGGGGATTGACTCCGAAGACAAGAATATCTTCCAAGAAAGCAAGAAGAAAATCAAGGAAGCCGAGAAACATCTGAAAGCCTACGAAAAAGAGGAAAAGATACAGAAGGAAGCCGGCAAAAAGTTAAAGCAGCAAGAGAAGATAAGCGAACAACTTCTTTCCCTCCGCCGTAAGAACCAGCAGGATGAAATCAGCCTCATGGAGGATGGTACTGAAAAGAAGCTGGCTCAGATTGACTTGGACTATCAGAAAGAACTGGATGCCATCCGTAAGCAAGAACAGGAATGGAGCAAGGCTAATGGTGGCAAGCTGACAAAGGAGCAGTCTGTACAAATATCCCTTTCGTATTCGCAGGCAGAAAACAAGCGTGACAAGTCAATCTCCGATGTTAACAAAGAGGAACTCGAAGCCATGAACCGCTATCTGAAAGAATACGGGACGTTCCAACAGAAAAAGGAGGCCATAACGAAAGAGTATAACGACAAGATGACCAAAGCCACTACCGAAGGCGGTAAGAAGCTTCTCCAAAAGGAAATGGAAGAAGCATTGTCTTCTGTGGATATGGATAAGCTCAAACAAGAAATCAACTGGGAACTTATCTTCGGTGATTTGAACAAGGTTTCCAAAAAATCACTTGAACAGGTAAAACAACAGCTAAAGACTTTCAAAAACTCCGATGAGTATAAGAACATGGCTGTCGACCAGAAAAAAGTGATTGACGAAGCATTGAATAATATTCAGAGTACCATCATCGACAAAGGCGGTTTGCTTGGAGATTTGCCGGAGCAACTGGATGCTTTGCGCATTGCTCAAGACGAACTTAAGCAAGCGCAGGATGAGTATAACAAATCTCTCAAAAGTGGTACGGATGCCGAGAAAGAAGCTGCTCTCAAAAAGAAAAACAAAGCCGAGAAGAATGTTCAGAATGCGGAAACGAATGTAACCAGAAGCGCGGATAAGACCCAAAAAAGTTTGATAACACTAACGGATACCGTCACCCAGCTTGGCAGTTCATCTGAAATGTCTCTATCTCAAATAGGGAATCTTGCTGCTGGTCTTGTAGATACGTTTTCTGAGGCAGGAAGTAAGATAGGTGGTATTGTTGGTACGGTGTTCTCTCTGCTTGACGGAATAGAAAAACAAGGCTTCGACGGATTTGTCAAGAATGTTTTTTCAAGCGTTTTTGGAGCCGGTGCGAGTATGTGGAACACACTTACTTTCGGTGGTTTCAATAAATTGTTCGGTATCGGTGGCAATGCAAAGGAGGTACAGGATTCCATTAATCGTCTTACCGACCGTAATGAGACGTTACAGACTTCTATCGAATCATTGACAGATGAGATAAAGGCAAGCAAAGGAACGAAATCCGTAGCTGCGTATAGAAGTGCTTATGAATACCAGAAAGAGCAGAACTCCAATTATCTGAATATCGCCCGTGAACAGGCAGGTTACCATAATTCACATAAGAGCTGGCAATACTACATGAGATGGTCTGCCGAAGACTTGAAATGGATTCAACAGAACATAAACAAGAATTTTACCGGAACTTCTTCATTATGGGAGCTGACACCTGAAGAGATGGAAAAACTCCGTAGTAATGTTGATATATGGACAAAGATGCAGAATGCCGGGAAAGGTGGTTATGGTGAACGTGTAACCGATAAACTTGATGATTATATTGAGCAGGCCGGCAAACTGGAGGAGTTGACCGATAATCTTTATGAGGGTCTGACCGGAATGTCATTCGATTCCATGTATGACAGTTTTGTAAGCAGTCTGATGGACATGGAGAAGAGTGCTGAGGATGTTGCTGATGACATATCCAAATATTTCATGCAGGCAATGCTGTCAAATGCCATCGGTGAACAGTTTAGTGACAAACTGAGAACATGGTATGACAAATTCGGTGAAGCCATGAAAGATGATGGTACGCTTGATAATAATGAGCGTAAGGAGCTGATGGATGAGTACATGGGTTATGTGGATGAAGCCATGAAGCTTCGTGACGAGCTTGCCGCAGCAACCGGATATGATAAAATTTCGCAAGAATCAACATCGCAGTCAGCTTCATCCAAAGGCTTTCAGGCAATGAGTCAAGATACCGGCGAAGAGTTGAACGGGCGGTTTACAGCATTGCAGATTGCAGGAGAAGAGATAAAGAATCAGAATATTATTCAATCTCAATCACTTAATCTACTGACAGTAAAAGCAGATGCTCTACTTTCCATAAATACGGAAACAAGGAATATCGCTGATGATACGCGAGATTTGATAGCACAATCTTATCTTGAATTGGTACAGATTTCGGAAAATACAGGAGCTATTGTAAAACCAATCATTCAAATTCAGAAAGATATGGCAGAAGTGAAAAACAATACATCTAAATTATAAACTATGTCAGATTTATTGATAAATACCCAAGACGCCTACACAACATGGGGGGTAAGAATGGGGGAGGGCTTTCTTGATGTACTTGGGGCATCGTCACCCATGAAAGAATTTATAGAAAATAAGTCCCGGTTGGAACATGGAAAACGTGTGATAATCAATGACCCCAAAATAGATGAACGGGAAATAACACTTTCTTTTACAATTGAAGGAAATTCCCAATCCGACTATCAAGCAAAGAAAAAAGCTTTCTTTGAAGAATTGTATAAAGGTGTGGTTGATATTCAAGTTCCGGCTAACAGTAATGAGATTTATCATCTGATTTATCTTGGGAAAAGCGTTGCTTATGCACAGAGTTTAGACCATACTTTCGGAAAAATTTCAGCCAAGTTTAACGAGCCAAATCCGAGTCCGGAAGGGCGAAAGTAAGGATGATTTAGGAATGAATGCTGGATAAAGTTCAAGCCGGAGAAATCCGGCTTGAATTATTAATAGACTATTTATTGTATCGGCTTTTATAAGGTTCTACCAAATGTTCCGTAGAAACAACAGATACATCAAACCAGCCATCTGTAACTTCACTAAATAATATCGTTTGACATATAGGACATATTGCTTCTTCACGTTCTTTACCTCCAGGCACTCCCATTTTGTACTCAGAAACGCTAATTAGTGCGCCACAACAAGGGCATTTCCCCATATTTCTATCATTATACATAGATTACCTCCTATTTTTATTGGTTTATAATTTCTCAGCTAATTTCTTAATATCCTCCTTACTATTGATAACATGGGTGCTATCTCCTATGCGAACAGCTCCTATAACTTCATCGGAAGATTTTTCAAAAAGGTCTGTTACTTCAACTCCGAGAGCATCCGCTATTTTAGATAGGGTTTCAATGGTAGGATTGCCTTTTGATAATGTATTAGCTAATGTCGAACGGGCTACCCCCATTTTATCAGCTAAATCCTGCAGGGTAATACCTTGTAATTTGCAATGTTCTGTTATTTTTAGATTCATAATCGTGTATTTTAATTTTATACAAAGGTACGTTTCTTTGTTTTTTGTACTATTATAATAGTATTAAATAAGGTTAATGTACTAATTAAATAGTCCTTTCTGTTTTGTATTATACTATTTAAGTAGTATGTTTGCATCATCAAAGTACAACGAAATAGTATAAATGCTAAAACATACAATTATGAAACGTTACAATTTAAGCAAGATAATGAAAGAAGCCCATCAGATAAAGAAGTACATGAAACTGTATTCTCTTACTCACGGTGTGAAGACTTGGGCAGACTGTTTGAAACTTGCTTGGGCTAACGAGAAAGAACGTATCTCTAAAGAAGAGATAAGAGAGGTAGAGAAGCAAGCTATGAAATCCGCTTTGGCACAACCTGCAAAACGCAGTTCTTATGATGATTTGTCGATACCTCAATCAGCGTATTACAATCCGTATAGTTACGGGCGTTTCGGTGCTCACTATGTGGGTGATTAAAAGAAATTACTAACATAAAATATAAAAGCTATGGCAACAATTCAATTGAGAGAAAGCGATAGAAGTAGGGCAATTAACCTTAATCGCAAAAATGATTATGGTTTGGATAATAAACAGATGATGCGCCTTATCAATGCCCACCGAAAAGGCGATGCGTACAAGCGTGCTTTGATAGAGTTTCGCTTGACTGATATAAACTTTCATCGTGAAGTCGAAATGCTAATGAACGGCAAGTATGACGAATTAAAAGAAGAAGTAAAAAAGTGGTAACATAAGTTTATAAGGTGATTTGCAGAGTATAACACATAAAATATAAACGATTATGGTAACAGAAATTAATATTGAAGAGATAAAGAACAAAGTTGTTCATTCTGATTTACTGAAAGCAATGTGTCTCATTAATCAAGCCCGTAGTATAGTATCGGGTACGATGGATGAGAAAGAATTACGGGATGCCGGACAATGGGACTGCTTGGATGATACAGTTTCAAGGCTGAATGAATGTTCTCGTGATGTAAGCTACATTATTGGCATGATTATAACAAGTAGAGTTTCGGCTCTGACAAACTAACACGATTATCCAAAGGCAGTCTTCGCACGACATAAAGACTGCCTTTACTATTCATTTTAAAATCAATGATTATGAAAAAGAATTTAATTGGTCAGAAATTTGGACGGTTAACTGTGATTTCAGAATACGGTAGATACAAGAAAAAGCAGGTACAGTGGCTATGTAAATGCGAATGTGGAAATACAGTGATTGCTACTACTGGTTCTTTAAATAGCGGAAATACAACAAGCTGTGGATGTTACAATAGAAGCCTTTTGGCTAAAGACCTAACTAATAAAGTATTCGGAAAGTTAACAGCTATAAAGGTTGTAGGAAGAAACAAGCATAAATCACTTATATGGGAATGTCTTTGCGAATGTGGAAATAAATGCTATCCTACATCTAATTCTTTATTATCCGGTAATACTAAGAGTTGTGGCTGTGTGCGAAGAAAGAAAAACTCTGAAAAAATGAAAAAGGCAAATTTTACTCATGGCAAAACCGATACAAGACTATATAATATATGGTGTGCTATGAAGGGTAGATGTTACAGGCATACAAACGACCATTATTCATCGTATGGAGAAAGAGGAATTGAAGTGTGCAACGAGTGGAAAAACGATTTTCAAAGTTTTTATGACTGGGCTATAAACAATGGGTATAATGAAAATTTAACCATTGATAGAATAGATAACAATAAAGGATATTCGCCCGAAAATTGCCAGTGGCTATCGTCATTTGAAAATACAAGAAAACAAAGACGCACGGTTTTTATTTCTGTTGATGGCAAGTGTTGCTCTGTCTCAGGATGGGCTAAAATAATAGGCGTGGGGAATTGTACCATAAGGTTATTCTATAACAGGTTCGGTGAGGAAATGACACAGAAAGCAATTCATGATTTTCTCAAAACGAAAGACAAAACTTTATTGTACGTGCGGAATAAAAGGAAATAATCCGGCAAACAGAACCTAATTCACGACATTGGATTTATTGTCGTGTATATGAGTGTCCAAAATAGGGCACTCTTTTTTTTATCTGCGAACTTTGGATGCGTTATGGTAGACATCAAAGACATATCCGGTAAGACAAGATTTTCGACCCCCATTAATGCCGGGGCTAAAGGCAGGTTTACCCTGATGAAGGAAGACTATATCATCCTTCCGTTCAGCGTTCCCGACCCGGTGTATTTCAAGCTCGGCGACTACGTGGATTTGTCGGGAGTGCTTGACGAGTCCCTGGGCGGACTGCTGTCCAAGGTCTATGAGATAGTGGATTTGCAGAAACCTGCCTTCAATGCTTCTACCGGGGGATATGACTATGAGCTGCGCATGGACGCGTATTACTGGAAGTGGAAGAACAAGATTTTCAAGTACACTCCCGAACATGCCGGCCATGAGGCTTCATGGTCTCTGACCGCACCCCTTGACGTGCAGCTCGGCGTATTCCTCCGCAACCTGAAGGCACTCGGATATACATACAATGGAAAAGAGTTTGAGTTCAGCATAGATTCCACAGTGGAGAACAAGGCCGTTGCGATGAGGTACGACAATATGAACCTTCTTGACGCCCTGTTCTCCATGGCCGATAAGGAGAAATGGGACTGTGATTGCTGGATAACGGATAACATAATCCATTTTGGGCGAAATGAATATGGTGATTCCGTCAGAATCGAGTTAGGGGTTGAAGCGTCAGCCATGACCCGCAGCGACAGCAAAGGTACTTATGCGACCAGAATCTATGCGTTCGGCTCTACCCGGAATATTCCGGCAGACTACCGTCCCGTGGATGAACAGACGGTTGTCAACGGCGTAGTCCAGCGCAGGCTGATGCTTCCCGCGGACACGCCTTACATTGATGTGTATCCCGACATGTCCGAAGAGGAAGCGATAGAGGATATTGTCGTATTTGAAAATGTCTATCCCCGGCGTACGGGCACATTATCCGACGTGCATACCCGCACCGAAGAGGTGAAGGACGAGAACGGCACGAAAGAGACCGTCACCTACTACCGCTACAAGGATACCGGGCTGGAGTTCAAGGATGAATATCTTATCGAAGGCCAGGAACTGAGAATCCGGTTCCAGTCCGGCAAACTTAACGGCATGGAATTCGGTGTCATTTTCAATCCCGACCCCAAAGACGACATGCGCGGCGCGCAGCTTTGGGAAATCGTGAGAAACGAGGATTACGGGCGTATGCTTCCCGATGATACCCTTCGTCCGGAAAACGGCGACGAGTATGTCCTTTCCGGTTTCAACATCCAGCTTGTGTCTGACAGATATACCCCAGAAGCCGAACAGGAGCTTAAGGGAAAGGCGCAGGAGTATGCCGACCGACGCAAAAGGGATGACGGTACATATAACACGACCCTTGATTCCGAATGGGTGTATAACGACCGGCTGAGACGCTTCTATGAGTTCGGACAGAAAGTGTTCCTTGTAAACAGGGCTTTTTTTGAGAACGGGCGCGACAGCCGCATACTCGGCTGGGAGTTCAACCTTGACAAGCCTTGGGACAGCCCTGCATACATAATCGGCGAGAGTATGCCCTATTCCCGTATCGGGGATATGGAAGACAAGATTGATTCCCTGACCTACAAGGGGCAGACATATACCGGCGGCGGAAACGGGGTCTATATAATCAGGACGAACGATACGACAGCCCCTTCCGACAGTAATGTATTCTCGGCACGCAGGTCTCTGGTCTCTTTCTTAAGGAAAGACAAGTCCGATAAGACTGAATATCTTTTGAAACTCCTCGCAGGCGGTGAGTTTGGCGAATTCGTAGACAGTATGATTGCCGGCAAGGGTGCAGGGATATTTCCTGATGGCCGGGCACAGGTAGAACGGTTGGAAGTCCGCGGTTCACTGTCAGTGCTTGACTTGATAATAAACCAGATTCAAGGAATGGAGTCTGACTACTCCTTTACCGAGATTGGTAAGATAGAATCCGTGGAGGATTTGGGAGAAAATACCTACCGTCTGAAAATAGAGAAACGTACGGACTTCGACTTCATGAAGTTCCAGGAGAATGATGTCTGCTTCTCCATCATTAACACACTGCTTACGGGCGGTTCAGACTATTACACCAGTTGGATGCGTATTCTTACCACCAACAGTGCGGAGAACAGCATAACGGTCGTGCTCTATCCGGACAGCGAAGTGCCTGGAGGCACGAACTATCCGCCGTTGGCCGGTTACAACGTAACCCGCAGGGGTAACAGTACGCTTCCTGAAGAGGGCGGCTTCAACGGTCGGGCGCAGTCGTGGATGATTTCTTCACGAGAAGGTCGGATTATGTTCCTGGCCAATGTCTATAAGCCGATATTGGAGGACTACAATTATGCGCTGACTATCGGAAAACTCCCTAACATCAAGGCACTCGAAAAACTGCCGGTGACAACCGAAGATGTTGGCATCGTTGCACAGACGGTCATTGCCGAGAAATTCTATCAGTTCGATTATAACGGTGATGTCATTCCCAGCAAGGTAGACCGGGGTGTCTGGTCGCTGGAAACGGCCCAGAGCGGCGCTCCTTACCGGTTCGTACAGCACGAACTGTCGAAACCTTCCGGCAGTGAATATACCCTGCTGGAACAGCATACGGTCTACCATCTTGGCTGCAAGTGGGGGTGTCTGTCAGATAAGACAACCGACGAACCGAAGTGGAACTCCCCTTCATGGGGACTCCTTGAGGGCGACAGCAGGTATTCGCTCCAGCTCTCCATTTCAGGCGGGGAGGCATTCGTCATAGGCGGTGTGGATGAGGTAATGTCCGGACGTATATATTTCGGAACTACGGATATAACGGATGATGTGATGGCGGACGATGCTACCGAAGTGGAGTGGTTCCGCAACAGTGGCAATGTACCGGCGGACAACCTCTGGACGCCTGAGTATGTGGACGGAAACAGGCTTGCCATCCATATCGACAACGGGAACCAG